TCAGGTGATGGTCCAGCGGCTGCGGGTGGCCTGGAACGTCTGGGCGCTCACCTCGGCCTGCTGATGCCGGGCGTCCATACTCATCGGGGCGCCCGTGCCGTAGTACGCCGTCCATCCGGCGTTGCCCCAATAGACCGCCGTGGGCGGCATCCCCTCGATCTGCACGCGCATGGCGTCGGTGATCGTGCGGGCAAAGGGTTTCTGGCCCTCCATGAAGGTCAGCAGCTCGCGCAGCGTGGCGTCCCGCGCCACGTCGCCCAGCAGGTCGCGCTGCTCCTCCAGGACGGGCTGCTGCTGCTGCTGGAGGAGGGTGTTTTGCTCCTCCAGGGCCGTCAGGAGGTCCTCCAAGGTGCCCTGTGTCGCCAGTTGCAGCAGCAACACTCGCTGGGCCTCCAGCTTTGCCGCCGCCTCCTGGAGTGTCGTGTCGAGGGCGAGCCCTCCCAGCAGGTTATGCAGTGCCATGTCCCACCTCGCCATCCTCGAACCAGAGGCTGTAGCCGGTCCCGTCAGGCCCCAGTCCCGTCTGTACCCAGAGATATGTGGTCCCAGCGGGCACGGCGGGCCGCGTGGGCTGGAGGTAGAGGTCGGGCGCCCCCTCCAGCCCGCTGAGCCGGGCCTCCGTATCGCCCACCCGTTCGGCCAGCGCCACCACGTCGGCCCCCTCCGCCTTGCGGTCCTGGAGAGCGTCCACTCGCTCTGCGAAGCTGGACGCCGGATAGCCCCCCCGGGCAGGCAGTCGCTCCGAGGAGGCGCGGAGCACGAGCGAACTGGCCCGCACGACCCGGGCGATGCTCGGCACCACGCGGACCACGGCGGGCGTGCCGCCCGGGCTCCGCACCACGCGCACGGGCTGAAACACGCGCACCACGCGGTCGCTCATGGGGTCACCCGCGTGGCCGCGGGCTGGAGCAACCCCTCCACCCACGCCTCACCGTCCACCAGGATCAGGTATTTGCTGGGGCCGCGCCAGGTCGCCGGGACCGCCCAACTCACCAGCCCGAGCGGCGCCGCGACGCTCATGGCGTCCCGCTGCTGCGCCTGTGTGCCCGGGTCAAGGATCAGCTCGACCACCCGGCCGCTGAGGTCTTCCGGCGCCGACTCCTCCCCGAATCCCCAGGTGAGCGTCTGGCCGCTCCTGACGTTCGTGTGGTTGATGGTGGGCGGGTCGTGGTCTATCGTCACGGCTTCCATGTCACGTCCCTCCCAGGAAAGGCCCCCCGCCCAGCGAGTGCCGGGTTGGGGGCGGTTCGGCTCAAGTTGTCCGTTACTCGTCGCGCTCCGGCCAGTGCCAGGTGCCGGGGGCTTTGGCGTCCTCGTCGTTCTTGGCGCTACCTACGGCGAGGGTGCCCGGGGTCCGTGCGGTGGCACCTTGAGGGACGAGGGCGGGACGGGCGTACCCCGCCCTGGAGTTCGGAGAGCTGAGGTCACCCTCCTCCACCCGGTCGCTCTGGAGGTCGTTCAGTTGGTCGAGCTGCACGGTCAAATTGGCGATATACGCCTGTTCGCCGTGAGCCTGCGGCCAGGCGTTGACCACCGTGGCCGCCCGGTGCTGCCCATTGGCGAGAACGTAATGGACAGCTCGCCCGATGGTCGGCCGCGTCACTGCCGCGCCTCGCTGCCGTAGGACTTCCCGCTCAGCCGCTTGTACGTCGCCACGGCGCTGATGTTGCTCCCGCGCATGGGCAACACGAAGTTGCCACCCTTGGGCAGCTTCGGCACCGTGCATTCGATGTCCGCCCGATTTACACGGCAGAACTGGGGAGCGTTGACGCGCAGGTCCGTCCCGCTGATGAGGATGGACAGGTCAAGCACGTCGCTGAGCCCCGCCCCAAAGAACAGCGTGGTGCCCATGAACCGTAGCCCCCCGCCGTCCGGGTCGGGCTCGGAGGCGGGCCGCGTCAGCCCCGGCGCACACGCGGCGAGCAGCAGGCAGCCTAGGAGCGCGGACACCCTCAGCCGCTTCACTGGATTCCTCCGGGTTCGACCTCGGGCGCGTCCGTGACGGGCGGCTGGGTCTCAGCCTGGCGCACGTCCCGCGCCGCCTGCTTCACGCGCTCGTCAGCCCGCTCCCACGCCCAGGCGAGTGCCTGCCGGAGCTGCTCGCGCACCATCGTATCGTCGAGGGTTGTCGTGTTCAGCAGGGGCACGTTGCGCGTGAGGTCGGCGTATTGCCGCATGGCGTAGTCGAGGGCGAGGTCGGCCTTCCCCTTCAGCTCGGCCGCGTGCTGGAGGTAGTACTGGATGGCCTGCGCCTCGATAGCCGGGATGGCCTTGGCAGCGAGGGTGCGGAAAATAACCGTCAGCATCTTGTTCATCTGGACCTCGATGGAGCTTTGCGAGAGGGCGGATTGACAGCGCCCAGGTAGGCGCGACGGACCTAACGGATGGACGCGGCCAGCACGTCCGCGATGGGGCGCAGCAACGCCAGCCGCGCCTCCCGCCCGGCGGTGCCCGCTGGGGGCGCGTGCCGCAGGGAGTCCAGCTCGATCAGGACGGAGGGCTTGGCATCGGGAAAAGAGTCGATGTAGAGGCCGTTGAAGCGGCTGGAGTTGCTGGGGTTGCACCACTGGCCCGTGCAGGTCCGCAGGGCGGGCAGCAGGGCGTCCGCGAGCCGTTTGCTCGCCTCGCCGGGCGCGTAGTACACGCCCGAGAGGTGCCGGGCATCGGGGAACACCATGTCGTAGTGCAGGCTCACGAACGCTGCCGCGCCCAGGCGAGCAGCCATGCTGACTCGCCAGGAGAGGTCCGGCTTCGGGCCGTCGTTGCCGTCGTGCGTGAGCACGACCCGGAACCCCTTGCCGACGAGCAGGCTCTTGAGCGTGAGCGCGGCCTCCAGGTTGGCGGCGGCCTCGGTGCGGGGGCCGTCGCAGCAGCCGGGGTCGTAGCCCAGCACGCCGGGCGTACTCCCATGGCCGGGGTCGAGGACGATGAGGCGGGGAGTGTGGGGCTGGGGGTTCGTCATGGGCACCTCGAAGAACGCGCCCACACAGGGCGGGCGCGTCCGGGAGACGGGCGGATTACGGATCGGCGGGGTGGGCGATGCGCCGGGCGAGGGAGTTCAGGAGCTGCGCCAGGCCGATCAGCAGGAGGAGCAGCGCCAGCGAGAATCCCAGCGAGGCGGGGGTGAGTACATTGCGGACGCCCCTCACGCCCGCCGGAATCTGGAGTACGAGCAGCACGGCGGACGCCGTGACGCCGACCTTGAGCGGGGCATACTCGCGCAGCCGCAGCCACACCCACCAGCGCGCCCAGTACAGAACATTGGCCGGAGTCCGCGGGGGCGGGAGCGCGACCGCCAGCCAGCGCCCGAGCGCCTGGAGCGCCCGCCACGCGGCCCAAGCCACCAGCACCCGCAGGGTGGTCAGCAGGAGGTAGCCGACCTGGGCATCCTGGAGGAGGGCGCCGTTGAGGGCCGCGTCCCAGCGGGCAGCGAGAGCAGTCAGGTCAGGCATCCTTGGCCTCCTTGGGGGGCGGGGGCTCCGGCGGGTCCGGCGCGGGCGGGTCGGGGATGCTGCTCAGGAGCGGCACCGCGCGCTTGAGCAGGCTCAGCGCCGAGAGCAACAGCCACCACAGCCCGCGCGGCCCCAAGGTGCTGCCGACGACGGCGGCGATCACCAGCACGGGCACCAGGTCGAGCTGCACCGGCAGCCTCCGCAACACCTCGCAGGTGGCAAGCCCGACGACGGCGGTGCGGACAAGCTGCGCGGCGAGCTGACGCCGGGGCGGCGGGGGGGCGTGACTGCTCGCCACGGTGGTCCAGTGCATCCCGGCGGCGACGATGCCCGAGGCCGCCGAGACGGCTGCGGCGTAGGCGTTGAAGGTAGGGTCGAGGGCCATAGGGTCTCCGTAGAAAGGGGCCGTTGGCGCCTTCAGGTTGGTGTGTACTTGCGGTCCGCCGGGATTCCCGCGACGTAGCCCCGTCCCGCCTGAACCTGCTGGTACTCGGCCAGCAGCGCCCCTTCCGTGCCGGGGGCAATCCCAGGCCGGAAGTCGTTGTTGGGACCGCGCTTGGCCGGGTCTACCCCGGCCGTGTCCGGTGATGACCGGCTGGTGCCGTCACCGAAGAAGCGGATATTCCCGTCGTAGGCGATCCCCGCCTGGAGCGGGCGGGAAACGCCGTTGTCATTGACCATGCTGTTGTTCTTCTGGACGAAAAAGCCTGACCACTCGTAGGTGAAGGGCGTGTTCGCGTCGTAGTGGGTCAGCATGTAGTTCCGGTTGCGGTTGATCTGGAGGAATGAGGCCAGGTAAGCGTTGAGCTGGTGCCCGACACAATAGTTGTCCTCGATCTGGGTGTAGTGCGAGGCGTTGGCCCACACGTTGTGATCGAACTCGTCAATGATGATGCACGACCCGCTGTACTTGAAATTGGGGTCCCCCACCAGTTGATAGCCGTAGGCGTTCAATGTGACCCGGTTGGAGTTGTCGTATTTCGTGGAAACGCCCGGGACGAAGTTCCAGTCCCAGCCCCAGGCGCCTTGAATGTAGTTGCGCTTGATCTGTGCGGGGTTGGCCTGCGTTCCCCCGCTGCCGCCGTAGAGGTTGATGTTGTCCTCGACGCGGCTTTCCCCCGGGGTGTTGATGACGATGTTGTCCGACACGTCGATGGACGGGTGACGGATGATGCGGTTGAACTGCACGAACTGGCGCGGCTGCCAGCCGCTCGGCGAGAAGTTCTCGGGGGTTTTGTTGGCGTCGATTTTCTCGCCCGTAAAGGCGGGGTTCCAGCGTTTCGCGTCCGAGTGCGTCGTGCCGGTGTTGGACCTGACGTAGCTGCCCTTGCCGTCGCTCTTGCGCCCGTCGATGTTCTTGACGCGGTTGAAGCGGACGATGAACTGATCGCTGCCCCGGTCGCCGTTGTAGGCGAGGTAGCCGTCCGCGTTGCCGTTGTGGGCGATGTAGATGCCCGAGGTGTCGTTGACCTCGTTGAAGCGGAAGATCAGGTGCCGCCCGCCGTCCAGATTCACCGCCCGGCCCTTGACGAGCCCGTTGACGTTGGGGTTCGCCATGTGCATCTCGACGTACTCGATCTGGAGACGGTTCCCCCACCCGCCGAACACGTGGCCGCCTGCCGACTCGATGATGATGGGCTTGCCGGGCACGGCCACGCATCCGACGAGGTTGGCCCCCCGCACGTCAAACACCGGTTTGGTCGGGTCATGCGAGATGTACCGGTAGCCGGGGTCGATGGTCTGCGCGGTCACGGTCGCGTTGATGATGAAGCTGTCCGCCTCGCGCACCGGGAGCGTGGGGGTCGGCGGCGGGGGGTTCACGATGGCGTCGTAGAACCGGCGCGGGACGAGGCCCCAGGGCGGCAGCCACAGCAGCACGTCCGGGTCCTTGCCGTTGGACGTGAAGGTGCGGAACGTGCCGGGCTGCTTCACGAAGATGGTGCATTGGGTCTCCAGCCGCAGGTGATACCCCTTTTCCCGGCTCCACGTCAGGAAGTACGGTGCGGCGGGAGTGGAGGGGGAGGTCATGCCATCCTCAGCGGCTTGTCGCCCACGGAAACGCTGATGGAGTGGTAGCGGGTCACCCCGGAGTCGCCCGTGCCCGCGTTGTAGAACCCGGCGTACCCGGCGCCGCGCGGCGCGTTGGCCGGGAGGGCTGTCGTGTTGGTGTATTGCCAGTCCGGCACCGCCGCTGCCGGATCGTAGGCGAAGGCCCGTGCCCGCAGGGTCTCGCCCTGGTTGGCCCGCTGGAAGTCGATGGCGTACCGGGTGCCTGCCACCATCGCGGTCGGCAGGACGTTCTTGACCAGACCCAGGACCGTCGTGACCCCCGCATTGTTCACCCAGTTGTAGAACTGAACCTGCAAGTCGGCGGTGCCGCCCGTGACGGAGGGCGTGAGAAAGGCCATCAGGCCGACCTCCTGCCCGGCGGTCCCGCCGAGGCCCAGGAAGGCGCGGAGCTGCTTGCCGGTCGTCCCGTACCGCGCGGTCACCAGCGACCGAACCGTGCCGTCCACGAACTGCCCGGCAGGCGTGTATTGCCAGGCGCGGCGCGGCGCGTCGGTGAGCGTCTGAACGAGAGCCGCGTCCGCCGCCGAGTATTTCAGCGTGACGCCGGTTCCGGGCGCCGCCCACAGCGGGGCCAGCACGGCGGGATCGGGGCTGGCCTGGTCTGCGAGGGTGTGGAAGTCCTCGAAGTAGGTGCCGACCGGCGTATCCGGCGTGTCGTCCCCCAGCGGGGCCTGCGGCGCGGCGAGCATCTGCCCGACACCGGCCACCCGGCCCAGCTCGTAGTACAAGACCTTGGGATCGAGGGTCGGGTTGATGGCATCGGGCCGGTTCCCCCAGAACGCGACCCAGTTCTGGGCGCCGGGCGTGGCGGGCACGGCGAGCGCGATCAGGGCGCTGAGGCCGTTCTGGAAGGCGGCCTCGGTCGCCGTGATGCCCGGCATGGGGAGTGCGCCGAAGAGGTAGCGGTAGTCCCCGTTGGCGACCTTGAGCATCAGGGGGTTGTTGCGGAGCGCCGTTTTCATGGTGGGATCGGCGTCCACAACTGTCGTCGGGCCGGTGGCGATGACGAAGTTACCGACCGTGCCGCCCGTGTACGCGATGGGCACCTTGTTCCCGCCCGCCGAGCCGGACAGGTCCGGGGCGATCAGGCCGAGTCCCTGCGAGGAGTTGGCGATGTCCACGACGACGGCGAGACGCTGCCCCCCCGGCAGGAGGATGTAGGGCCGACCCTGGATGATTTCGAGGTTGGTGTAGGGCATCGCCTGAGTGCCTCCTTTAGAACCGGCCCATGTTGGCGGTGTAGTCGGCCTGCACGACGGCCAGCGGATCACGCCCCGAGAGGTCGATGCGCTCGAACAGGTGGCGATAGATCGTCGCGTCCCCCTGGATGGCGTTCTGACCGCCCAGGATCAGGGCGTTGGGACTGCTCTGGAGGGCGGTCATGCCGTTGACCGTCGTGGTGCGGATCAAGGCGCCGTCGCGGTACATCCTGAGCGTGGTGTTGGTCGTGCCGAAGTCGAGGAAAAACGCGAGCTGGACGAGGGTGCCGGGCACGAGTCCCTGCCCGGTGTGCTGAAACCCGATCTCGTTCTTGGTCCCGTTCTGGCTCCAGACCTGCAACACGCCGATGAAGTCGGGGGAGACCGCCTTATCGGACAGGTAGACCGCAAAGGCGTTGGGGTCGGTGGAGAGATTGGCGTTGCCGCCGACCGCCGCGATCTGCTGGTATTTCTGATTGACGCGCGCCCCGATGCGTGCCCAGATGATGTAGAGAAAGTCCTTGCCGCTCATGCCGGTCAGGAAGCCGTTGTCCCCGGTGGACGCGAAGCTGTCCGTGAGCGTGTCGCCGTTCGGGCGGGTGAACTTGACGCCCTTGCCGTCGTAGATCATGGAACCGTCCGGGCCGACAAATTTGCCGTCCCAGGTGGCTCCCCTCGGCAGCGCGTAGGGGTTGCGCGCGAGGTTGTAGACGTAGCTGGGGTTGGCGCTCCCCTGAACGCCGATCCGGCCATCGGGAAACGACTCGCGGTTGGCGAAATCCTGAATGAGCAATACCCCCGGCGCGTCCAGCGGGTCGAGCAGGATGGAGGGGAGGTCATTCGGGAACACCGTGTCGTCGGGGAGCTGGAAGAGTTGAGCGGTATTGGGCATCTCAGTAACCCCTCTCCTGAATGAAGGCGGTCAGCGCCGCCGCGATGTCGGCGTACCCCTGCGCGTTGGGGTGCGTGTTGTCCGCCATGCGGGCCGGATCAGGCGAGCCGTCCGCCCGCCAGGTGCCGTCCGCGTTGCGGCACAGCACGCGCCGTAGCCCGAGGTAGTGCGCCCCGAACGAGGTGGCGAGCCGTTCGTTGAAACCCTGGATGGCCTCCAGACCGGCCCCGTACACCTCCGTTTTGCTGTTCAGCAACCCGACGACCACGTACCGCTCGTGGCGCCCCTGCAAGCTGTCCACGATGTACTGGACGTGTTCTTCGAGGTCGCGCCCGTACAGCTCGCGCTGGGTGGCGTCGATGCCGATGCGGTCGATGTTGTTGCGGCCCACGAAGATGACGGTCGTGTAGTTGCGGTACGGATTGTCCGGCACCCACGTCACGCTGCCCCGGGCCACCTCGAAGGCGTTGGGGGTCGGGGCCGAGGGCGTGAAGGTGTAGTAGCCGGTGCGGTTGGTCAGCACGTCCGCCTGTCCCTCACCGCCGCGCGTGAGCGTGCCCGGCACGCCCATGAGCCGCCCGGTCTGCTGGCGCCCCCACTGGCTCAGGAGGGGAGACCGGTCGGGGTCCAGCGCCGTGAGGGTAAACACGGAACCGTCCGGCGCCGCCGTCGTGACGCTGAAGGTGGCGAGGCGACTGAGCGCCCCGAACCGCGCCGCGACATCGATGGTGGTCTGATTGGCGATGCCCAGGTTGACGACGGGGCGGCTCAGGGAGAGCGCGACCCGGGAGGCCACGCCCTGCGGCGCGTTCTTGCCGTACCCGGTGTCCCCCATGCCTTCCGCCAGGTCATCCCCCCAGATGGCGATGCCGCGCGTGGGGGAGAAGTCGGGCTTGGCGATATGGGTGATGCCGTCCCTGGAGACGTAAATCGGCATCCGGCCGAACTTGTCCGAGACCCCCCAGGCGACCTCGCCGTAGTTGGTCACGACCCGGAGATTGCCGCTGCCGAGGTTCAGGGTGTTGGCCGTGACCTGATCCGCGCTCAGGCGCTGGGCCGAGAAGGTGCCCGAGGCCGAGAAGTTCACGACCGTCAGGGAGGCGAAGATGGCCCGCACGGCCCGCACGACGCCGTTGGTGTCCACGTAGAGCGGTGAGCGCCCGTTCCGGTCCGTGACCCCCCAGGCCACACCAACTCCGGTGTCCGTGGTGGCGTTGGGCCGGTTGATCGCCTTGATCGCCGTGATGCCCGCCGCCCGGGTCGTCAGGTCACTTTTTAATGCCTCGATCTTGCCGCGCTCGGTGCTGAGGTCGGCCGCTGCCCCCTGGGCGACGGCAGCGGCGTCCCGGGCCGCCTTCGTCGCGTCGATGAGGTTGCCCACCTGCACCGGGTTCATGAAGACCTGGCCCGGCAGAGCCCCGTAGAGGCTGAGGTCCCATTCCCCCGCGCCGGTGTCCCGGGGATGGCCGACGATCTCGAAGGGGATGAAGTTTTTATTCCCACCGGACGGGAAGATGGTGAGCGTGACGAGCACGAGCGCATCCCCGGGGTCCGCGCCGTGCAACTGGGCCGGACCCGTCCCCTCGGCGAGGAGCGCCGCCCGGCCTGAGCCATCCGCGTCTGGACCGCTCAGCGGCCCCTCGTACTCGCCGCCCGAGATGCCCCAGGCCGTCATCAGATTCTCGTGGTAAACGACTCGCCAGCGCCCCCCGGTAGCCCCGGGCGGGAGCTGAACGCGGCGGGTCATTTTCAGCAGTTTCGCCATGCTTCAGCCCTCCTTAGGCGAGCGGCACCGGGAGGCCGGTGGCGTCCTGGAATTCGTGCTGCCCGGAGTACAGCCGCAGCGTCAGCCGGTAGCCCCGCTCGGTGCCCTGGCGCGAGACGCACCGCACCCGCCAGACCGGCAGGGACAGGTCACCGAAGGTCACCCGCACCGTCTGCTCCACGTCCGCCAGGAATCGGCCCAGCTCGCGGGCCGCTCTCGTGCGGCTCCACCACACCCCGGGCGGGGGCTCGACTGAGCAGTCGATCTCGATGGGTCCCGGCAGCCGCTCCCCGCTGCCCGCCAACTCCGGCGTGCCGCCGTCCACGCTGGAGATCAGCCGCTCGGCGTACTCGACCCGCCGCTCGCGGGGCCGGGCCCGCTGCAATTCGCGCAGCACCGCGTTGCCGGGGCCGCGCAGGATGAAGCGGTCGCCCCTCACCGGCCCTGCACCGCGAACTTGATCGCGCGGGCCGTGTCGCTCTGCCCGTCGCTGCCCAGCCGCGCGAGCGTGACCCCACGGTTATCCCGGGTGTACTGGTACTCCCACAGTCCCGTCGCGCCGGTCACGTCGCCGTCCGGTGAACCCGTGACAGTCAGCGTGGGCGTGGGCGCGACGAGGCCGGGCAGGGTGACCTCCGCAGGTGTGGCGAAGGGGAGCTGAAGAAAGGACTGGGCTACCCGCAGCGAGGCCGCCTCGTCAACCACCAGGAACCGCACGGCGTACACCCGCAGCTCGGTGGCCGGGGCGGTCTGCACGGCGAGCGTCGCGCCCAGCAGCAGCCGGGCCCGCCAGGTGCCCGCCGTCCCCGCGTCCGGGGGCAGGATCAGCCGCAGCGTCCGGCGCTCGGCCGTTGCCTGGAGGGAGAGGATCGCCTCGGCGTCGCCCACTTCCAACCGCAGCGCGTAGGCGCCCGAGGGCAGATTCTCCACGCTGGGGAGCGTGTACTCCACCTCCACACCCACCGGGCGGCCCAGGGCGCTCTCCAGCTCGACAGCGCGTTGGGTCGTGCCCAGCGCGACGGCGGTGTAGGTCGTGGGGTCGTTGTCCAGCGCGGCGGTGCCGTCCACGTTCTCCGGCCGCGTGACCCACCGCTCAGGGGGCTGGGGCGCGATGAGCGCGACACCCTCGGGCGGCTCGACCGCCCTCTCGGCCCGGTACAGGTCGTGCTGCGCATGCTGGGCAACAACGGTCACGGTGGCTGGGACGCCGGACGGGCCGAACCGAACCGCACCGCCCTCCAGCCCCGCTGGGGCCGTCACGACCCGCAGAACGGCCCGCGTGACCGTCTCGCGCCCCTGTACCCGCAGGCGCCCCCAGCCCTTCCCGGCGTAGGCGACAGTCAGGGCGGCGGGCTGAGGGCGCCCGAAGAAGACGCGGCCCTGCACGTCCACATCCCACTGGACGCCCGCCGCCTTGGCGAGCGTGTTGAGCGCCGTGGCGAGGTCCGAGGTCGGCGCGTAGTAGGTCGAGAGGGACGGCCCGGCATCCGTGCCTGAGCCGTTCCCGATCAGTGCCGGATCGTAGGTCACGCCGGGCGGGCACAGGCGGCCCAGGAGGTCCCGAACGATGGCAAACACGCCCTGATCGCGGTACGCCTTCCCGTCCATCAAGGCCCGGCGCAGGACCTCGCGTCCGCCCAGCACGAGCTGCTCCTCCACGTCCTGCTGCTTCTGGTGCGAAGGGTCGGGGACCTGGCCGTAGAACGCGGACTCACCATTCACCGTGAACTTCACGATGCCCAGGGGCGGCAGGCGCAGCCGCGCCCCCAGGGCCGCAACGCGGAGCTGCACCGTCCCGCCATAGGGCGTGAGCTGCCATTCAAAGCCGTCGTCGATGCCGCGCACGGCGTCGGTGTTGCGGGTGACAGTAGGGGCGCCGCTCTTGTTGGCGGGCCACACGGATAGCTCCCAGGCCAAGGGCGGCCCTCCCTTCGTGGTGCGGTAGACGATGTCGCCCGGTGCTGGAGCCGGGTTACAGGCGACCAGTGCCCAGGTCCCAGCCGAGGCTGCGACCAGCGCCAGGGCTGCCCTGCGGAGCGTCGATCTGAACATGAATGCCCTCCGTGACGAGGCGCGTGATGTACGCCCCCATGCGGTCGATGTGGTTGCCCATCTGCGCGACCCACTCGGGCGCGGCGATCACGGTCACCTGCGAAGTGGGGATCGTCACGCTGCTGTTGTCGGGGCCACCCGCACTGCCCGGCGTGCCGCTGCTGAAGGAGGCCGCCGCCGAGCTGGCCCTGCTCGCTTCGCTCGCCTGCTGGGACAGCCGGGCCTGGAGCCCCGCCGCGATGCCCGCGATGGCCGCCGCGACCGCGAGGGTGGCCGCCGCCTTGCCCCAACCGATCACCGGCACGGTGCTCTCGACGAGCGCCTGGGCGATCATCTGCGCGGCGTAGGCGGCGACCGCAATCGCCACTTGCTTGACGATGCCGAGGGCCATGATCGCCATGCTCTTGACCACGCCGCTCGCGGTGACCTCGGCGCCGCTGACGAGTTCCTCGAAGGTTTTGCTGATGAGGTCCACGACGCCCTGGAGCGCGGACTTGAAGAAGTCGAGCTTCTTCAGCCCGGTCTCCATCCCCATCACGTTGAGGGTGACGTTGACCTGGCGGTCCTTGATCTCGGCCAGCACGGAGTTGAACTGGGCGACGTTTTCGGAAGCGCGGGCCGCCTCCAGCGCGGCCTGCAACTCGCTGTCGCTGAGCTGCTTGAGCCCGGCGACCCACTCGCCCTGGGCGAGGCGGTCGAGGTTGTCGGCCCACGCCTTGTGGGTGTCGGCCGTCGCCCTCGCCCGGCGGGCGCTCTCGTCCAGTACGGCGTTGTAGAGGTCCTGCTGCCCGCTGGCGAGCGTCGTCACCCGCGCCCGCTCCAGCTCCTCGCCGGTTGCCCCCCTCAGGCTCTCGCGGTAGGCGTCGAGCGCCTGTTTCGCCCGGACGCTCGCCTGCCAGTCCAGTTGCTCCTGGGTCAGCGGGGCCTGACTGCCCCGAGCGAGGGAGGGGGTCATCGGGGCCGCGGGGGTGGGCCGTGCCTCCGACGGCGTGACGACCTCCGGCGCCGCCCGGGTGGGGCGGGCGTCTGAGGGGTCGCCCAGGGGCTCGGAGACGTGCGCGTTGAATTTCGCCGTCTGGATGAGGTTGTCGAGGTTGGCCTTGACGTAGGCCGCCGCCTCGCCCGCCAGCCCCCCCTTCTGGATGAGTTCGTCGAGCCAGTCGACGAACCCGCTCTTCGTGGGGTCGCGCCCCTGGGCGATCAGCTCGGCGATCTGCCCGGTGAGGGAATCCACCGTGATCGCCGCATCGTCGGCTGCCTCCTGATCGGCGCGGTAAATCTCGGCGATGGCCTGGGTACGGGCGCGGCTGGTGTCCTGATCGCTGGCGAGGATGCGGGCGTTCAGCTCCTCGGTGCGCCGGGCGATCTCCGCCGTCACCGCGGTCATCACCTCGACATCGCGCCGCGCGTGGGCCTCGTCGTAGAGCCGCAGCAGTCCCGCATCCGATTGCGTCGAGAGCGTGTCCAGGATGAACTGTTTCGTCTCGCCGTAGGCCCGCTGGTCGGCCTGGGCGGTCGCCTCTGCGTCGGCCCGCTCCGCCGCCCCCACCTCGCGGCGGTGGGCCAGGGCCTCCGACCACACGCGCTCGATGATGCCCGCCGTCTCCGAGCTGAACCCCTTCACCTGGGCCAGGGCGCCCTCCACGTCGTCGCGGACCTGCGCGATGGTCCGCCCCGTCACCCCCGCCAGGCTGCGAATCAGCCCCTCGTCCCCGGCGCCGTAGGAGAGGCGGTAGGCGCTGTCGGTGGCCCCCTGGGTGTTCTGGTAGCGGGCATTCGACAGCCGGATTTCCTGATCGACCAGGTCGCTCACCGACTGGGCCGCCTCGTCGGCCCGGCGCCGCTGCTCGGCGACGAGATCGTTCCAGTGCCCCACGTTGCCCGCCGCCTCGGCCGCCGCGATCCCCTGGGCAATCTGGGCATCGGTCAGCCCGGCGAGGCTCTGGCGCCATGCCTCCTCGGCCTTCGTGTCGGCGATGGATTGACGGTTTTGCGCGAGCTGGCCGGCCTCGCGCCGCGCGGCCTCGGTGGCGCGGTCACTCGCCGCCGTCGCCGCGTCGGTGCGCCGGGCCTGCTCGCTCTTGATCGCGTTGTAGTGGTCGATGTCCCCCGCCGCCCGGGCCGTCGCCAGCGCGTGGGCGAGCTGCTCGGGGGTCGCCGAACGCAACCCCTGCAGGTAGCGCTCCATCGCCTCGCCTTGGGCAATCTGGGCGCGGTTGTCAGCGAGTTCCTGCCGCAGCCGCTGGGCCGCCTCGGTCGCCCGCTGGGTCGCCGCCGCTGCCGCGTCCTGCCTGCGGGTCAGCTCGGCGGTGACCGCGTTATAGCGGTCGGCGTCCCCGGCACTCCGGGCCTGCGCCTGGGCGTGCTGGAGCTGGGCCTGGGTCGCGGAGCGCAGCCCCTTCACCCAGGCGTCCCAGGAGATGCTCTTCTCCAGCGCCTGCTGGGCCTTCTCGGTCTCCGAAAGGACGGTCGCGGTGAGTCCCGCGACGGCCGACTGCACCCTGGGGGTCGTCTTCTCGATCCCGTTGGCGAAGCCGGTGACGGCGTGCTCGCCCAGGATGTAGGTCTCCTTCGAGGGCGACTGGATGCGGAGCCGCGCCTTGATCCCGTCGATCACGTTACCCGCCAGGTTGCGGGCCGCCTGCACGACCTGGCCCGCCCCCTGCTCGATGCCCCGCAGCAGCCCGGCGACGACCTGTTTCGCGGCGTCGTACATCTGAGGCGCGACGGCGCGGATGATGTTCAGCACACCCGCGCCCAGGTTGCGGAACACCGCGACGGCGCCCTTGACCCCCGCCTCGAACGCCCCTTCGAGCGCCCGCACCGCGCCGGGAAGATCACCCCGCAGCAGGGCCACGACCGCGTTGATGACTCCCGTTACGATGCCGATGGCCCCGCGCACGGCCGCCGCGACTGCCCCGAACACGCTGGAGACGACGGGCAGGATGTCCCGCAGGGCCGGTTGCAACACCGTCTTCCAGAGCTGGGCGACCAGGTTGAATGCGGCGGAGAACAGCGGCCCGAGCGACTGCACAACGGGCTTGAGGTCCCCCAGCGCCTTCATCACGTAGGGCAGCACCTGGGCGGCCACCGAGCGCAGGACGCCGAACACCGTCTGGAACACGGGCGCCACGCTGCCCACGGCCTCCCGCCCCTGCCGGAACCCGTCGAGCAGGAAGCGCACCACGGTCGAGGCGACGGGCCCCACCTGCGAGAGCGCCTCTTTGATGGCGGGCATCGCGTCGTTTGCCAGATCGAGGAGTTCCTTGCCGACCGGCTCCAGTTGCAGGAGCACTTGGCGCCACACCCCCTGGAACACCGAGCCCAGGGTGTTGTACCGCTCGTTCACCTGGGCAGTCGCGCCCTCCAGGTCCTTCATGCCGCGCTTCGCCGGGTCGATGGCGAGCACGGCCTTCTGGCCCAGGTCCTCGAACTGGGTGCCCAGCAGCGCCACACCCGCTTGCATGACGGTGTTCTGGTCCTTCGTCGCCTTCAGCTTCCCGATGACCAGGTTGAAAGCGTCGGCCACGCTGACCTGCCCGGTCGCCATTTTTTTGGCGAGGGCGTCCGAGTCGATGCCGAGCTGCTTCAGCCCGTCCGACGTGGTCTTGCTGCCGTCCTGGATGCGAACCCGGAATTCCTTGACCAGGTCGGCCACCTTGTCGGTGCCCAGCACACCGCCCTTCAGGCCCGTCTCGAAGACCGAGTACATCTCCTGGGCGCTGAACCCGGCTTCCTTGAACTGGGGGGCGTACTCGCGGATGGAATCCAGGAAGTCGTCCGACCCGTTCAGGCCGTTCTGGAAGCCGCGGGAGATGAAGTCCAGTGCCTCCTGGGCCGAGAGGCCCATGTCGCCCATCAGGCTCTTGACCGTGTTGGCGACCTCGGGCAGCTCGCTCCCGAAGGTGTCGCTGATGGAGTAGGCGCCCTCGGTCACCCGCTGGAGGTCATCGTCCGAGAGGCCCTTGAGCTGCTGGCGCACGGCGAGCACGCCGTTTTGGGCGTCGGCGAGGCTGTCGCCCCAGTTGTTGGCGAACACCCGCTTGGCGACCTCGCCGAGCTTCTCGGCCTCGGTGGCGGTCACGCCGAGCTGGGCCTGGAACTCGCGCTGACCCTGCGCGGCCTGCGAGGCGATGTCCACGGCGGCACCCATCCCGGCCACGACCGCGCCCGCCACGGCGGTCCCCGCGGCGAGGGCCATCCCGGAGAGGGCGCCCAGGGCGTTGCCCATCGCCCCCTTCAGCGCGGAGCCACCCTTCTCCCCGGCCCGGGTGCCGCCCTGCTCGATCTCGGTCTCCAGCTCGCGCATGGACTGCTCGCCGTTGTGGCGCACCGTCACGTCCACATAGGCGGTGTCCACCGCCCCGCCCGCCCCGCCGCCGCTCAACGTCATTGGTCACCTCTCTTCGGCAGGCGGGCCGCGCGCTTGATCTCTCTGGTCAACGCGAAGTCCTGCACCCAGCGCGGCAGGCGCCGGGCCTTGAAGGCGGCGAGGTACTCCCGGGCGGCGTCCATCGGAATGGTCGGCCGATATTCCACGAGGTCGTACTCCTCCACGTAGATCGGCCACGCCTCGTCAACCAGCTCGGCGTGCTCCCCCCGGTTCCCCATGACCAGGTTCCGCCAGCCCCGCGGGCCAAGCTCGGCAAAGTTGCGCTTGAGCAGGGGCAGATCGGCGAGAAAGCGCATGTACCCCAACTCCGCCAGCAGCGCCGCGAGCTTGGCCTTGCTCAGCAGCTCGACCTCCCACGGCTTTATTCCGTAGTAGCGGGCGAGGAGGGCGAGGGTTCGCCGCTCCCCAACTGTCCCAGGAGGCGATCCGTCATCTCCGCCGTCATGCGGGCCACCGCGCCCGCCGTCGCTTTTGGGTCCGGCACCAGCCCCCCGTTCCCGTAGGCGCCCAGGAACTGCGCCCGCTGGGTGGGCCGCATATCGCGGATCATCTCGGCCAGAGCCCGCTCGTCTGTGCCGGGGGCGGCGGTGCGCCGCATGACGGTGAGCAGCAGGTCGTTCTCGCTCAGGCTCTGGCTCTCCCGCGTGAAGCGTTCACGCTGGCGCTCGCTCAGCTCCTGCATGTAGAACACGAGGTCGGCGGGTGGGTTCTCCAGTCCCGCCTTCCGCAGCTCCTCGCGGGCCTCCTCGGTCAGCGTCAGCCGGACGGGGCGGGCCGCCGCCCCGATGATGTCGATGTGCTGGGTCATGCGGGCTCCAGGAATTCGTTCTCGCCGTACCCGTCCTCATCAAGGTCCCGGAAATCGGGGGGCAGGGCGAGGAAATAGGAAGTCTGCGTTTGTGGGTCGATCCAAAGGAGGGGTGCGCCGAGCCCGTCCCGCGCGAACAGGAGCCCTGCGCGCACGCGCCCGTCCGGCAGGACGCGGCAGCCATACGCGCAGGCGACGGGCTCCCCACCGCGCTGCTCGCGGGTAAGGAGTTCCATGCTCAGGGGGTGTCGGCGGTCTCGATGATGGCCCCCTGGCCCAGAAGGTTGCAGGAGAACGGAATCTCGCCATCGTTGGGGACAGGCTCCGTGGGGTCCTGGATGATGGCCCTCCCGCCCTTCCACTTCGTCGCGCCGGGCTTGAGGCGCTCGATCCAGATGGGCTGGCGGGCGGCCCAGGCGTTCCACAGAGCGACGAGCTGCGCCGCCTGGGCCGTGTCCTCCAACTCGTGCGCGCTCAGGCTCATCGTCCACCCGAGCTGCTTGACGCTATCTCCGTCCCGCCATGGGTCAGTTGCGCTCTCGTAGTCGGTGTCGGGAGCGTCGTCCATCTCCTGAGTGCCCTTGATCTCGCTCGTCTGCACGCCGGTGATGAGGGCCAGCGAGGACGGGCGGGCGGTGCTCCCAGCCGCCAGAACAGCCCAACGAATCTTCGTGCCCTTGCCTTTGCGGGGTCTTGCCATGTCTTACCTCGTGTAGTCAGTGAGAACACCGCGCTGGGCGTCTCCCGGGTCGAAGGGGGCGGGGCGGTCGGATTGCCGGAGGAAGCCCGCCGCGTCGAGCAAGGCGTGGGCCTCCTCGGCGAGGGCGAGGGCGCCGTCGTAGGCTTCGGCGTAGGCGCCCACCTGCACGACGACCTGGTCGCTGTCGGCCTCGTAGGTGCCGATGGGCGTGCTGACGATGTGGTCCAGGACCACGAGCCGCGCCGCCTCGGGTGGCGCCTTCTTGCCGCGCAGCACGACGGTCGCCCCCTCCAGCCCCTTCAGCGCCTCCAGCGCCGCCTTGAGTTGATCTCTCGTTTTCACGTCATCTCCTCAGCCGGGCGACGGCGGGCCGGAAGAAGGGGCGCGGGGCGATTCGCCGCGTCCCGAACTCCAGGTAGATCGCGTACTCGACATTCGTGCCCACCCGCCAGTGCCCGCGCTTGATCTGGAGAGCGGTCATGCTCTGCCGCAGGCGGCCGGTGTCTACGGCGGGCGGGTCGCCGGGGGCGCTGGCGACGTGGCGGCCATACGTCCGGCCGCTGCCCGGACGCGACAGCTCCTCGACCACCTCGTTGCGGAGCCGCTGGGCCGCCTGGGCGACGGCCTGCTCGGCGACCTGGAGCACCAGGCGGCGGGTGTTCGGCAGGTTCATCCGCCCACCCCCTCCGCGATCACGCGGGTGTAGCTCCGGTACAGCGCGACGGTGACGGCGACCCAGTCCCGGCCCCGGAAGCGCAGGCGATCCCCCGGGGTGAGGGCCACGCCACCGGGGAGCCGCACCCGCCAGCGGGCCACGTGGGTGGTGAGCCCGGCCTTGACGGCCTGCTCCGCGGTCAGGGGGGTGACCAGGGCCTCGCAGGCGGGTCCGGCCACGTAGGTGACCGTGCTTTCCCCCAGTTCCCCAGCGGGACCCTCCACCCGCTGGAGCAGCGTCACCTCCTCAGGGAGCACCCGGCCAAGCTGGGGCCGGGTCACCAGCTCCCCCAGTCGATCCGGCTGTCCCACGCCTCCTGCCCCGCCCCGTTTTCCGGGGGAAGGCGGTGCGCCACCCACTCCACGTCCAGCTCGCGCAGTCGGGCGGCGAGGTCCGCCGTGTCGCCATACTGCTCGGACACGTCGCCCTCGCTGCGGGCCTTGACCTGGGGCCGCAGCAGGTAGGCGAGCGCCGTGCGGTAGGGCCGGTAGTGGAGCTGGGGCGGGTCACCCCGGGTGACCCCGTCCTCGGCGAGCTGATCAGTCCACTGCTCCAGCGTCCAGTCGCCGGGGTCGCCGATCTGGCGCTGGGCCAGGGCGAGGCAGGCCGCCGCGTCGGTGGGGGACGTGGGGCCAGTCATGGGCTACCCCGCCGCCGCGTCGTCGGTCGTCTGGACGTGCGTGCGGCTGGCCCGCGCTTCCGCCAGCTTCTGGGCCAGCGTCTCGGGCCGCCAGTTGGGCAGGTGCCGGACGCCGAGCTGATCGAGTTCGGCCCGCAGGACCTTTGCCCGATCTTCCAGGCGGGCGTTCAGCGCCTCCTCGTCGTCCTCGGCGGTCCACTCCGCCCCCGCCGCCGTCACCCGCTCGCGCAGGGCGACGAGCTTGGAGCTGGGCGACTCGTCGGACTTCTCGCCGGGCCCGTCCACCGCCTCCAGGTCCCGGTTCTTCAGGGCCTCGCGGTACTGATGGCCCTCGGCCTCGAAGACCTGGCCGCTGCGGCGGTGCCGGAACCATCCGCTGTTCCTGTCCGTCATCGGTCAGCCCCCCTTACTTGCTGAGCTTGCCCTTGTTGAAGGTCCCGAGGGCCATCGCCTTGGGCCGGGTGAGCTTCGCGCCGTACACGTGCAGGCCGCGCACGATGTTGCCGAAGGCGGTCTGTGCCCGCAGCGTCTCGGTCTTCACGATGGCGTCCGCGAAGGTGATCTCCGGGATGCCGATCATCACCTTGAACTTCGCCCCGCCGACGTTGGCGACGTTGTTGGACTGGTAGACGGCCACGCCGTCCACCTGGCCCGCGAAGCCGTTCTCGGTGATGTTGTCGCCCAGGCTGGTCGCCCGCGCCCCGAACTGCGCCTTGAGGCCGCGGATAAACCAGGGCGGCAGCACGACCCGGCGGTTCACCGTGGGCACGTTCGCCTCGTCGAGCTTCTGGGTCAGCTCCAGAAAGGCGTCGTAGGGGGTGACCTGCCCGGCGTCGAAGCCGATCACGATGGGCGTGGCGTCGCTGCCGTAGGTGTTCGCCGCGTCGATGGCGCTGTGGAAGCCCGCGACGTACTGGTCCCGCACGTCGCTGATCGCCTGAGCCGCGTTCTTGCTGCCCTCGTCGATGAGTTGCAGCACGCTGCGGCGGGCGTCCACGTCGTCCACGATGAAGTTGAAGTATTTCTGCTGGTCAATCGTCAGGGTGATCGCGCTGTCGGACAGCGTCTCGGGGGCGCTCACGCTGCCCGCGTAATCCTGCACGCTCACGGCGCCGACCTGGAGGATGCGAACCGTGCTCCCCGCGTCCTTGATCTCGCCCTCGTAGTTGCGGTTGGTGAAGGCGGCGCCGAACACGAAGGTTTTCGTCAGGTAGCCCAGGATGCGGGCGCTCCAGATGGTGGGGTCGGAAACGGTGATCGCCATTAGCTAGCAGCTCCCTTCAGTTCGGCGTCGAACGCGGCGTTGATCGCGGTCGCGTCCTTGCTCTCGACCGCGCGGTCGAGGTTGGTGGGGGCCGAGGTTTGCAGGCCGCCGCCGCCGTTCGGCGCGGTGGCCGTGCTCACGCCCTCGGGGGCGAGGAAGGCGTAGCGCCCGATGATCTTTTCCACATCGGGGTTGCCGTCCTTGTCCTTCAGGTCATCGGTCAGCAGCCGCAGGGCCGCCTCCGGGTCGCGCACCTTGCCCGCCAGGGCGGCAAGCTGGGTGCTCCGGGCCGCCTCACCCTTGAGGCTTTCGTTCTCGCCCTTCAGGGTGCCGTTCTCGGCCTCCAGGGCGGCGATGCGCTGCTCCATCTCCTGCTGCTTCGTGCTGTCCACTTGTCCCTCCAGGTCCTGCACGCGCTGTTGCAGGGTCGTGTTCTTCGCCTCGCTGGCCTCCAGCAGGCCGGTCAACCGCGCGATCTCCCGGGCCGCCGACCGATCGACGAAGGCCGGGGCGTTTGGGCTCGGGGTCTCCGTCGTCGCGGGGGCGTCGGCGGGCTTGGGGTTGGGTTCGGGTGCCGTCATGGGGACCTCCGGGGCCAGAAGTCACTCAGAGGCCCGTGAAGGCCCCTCGGAGTGCGGGAAGGGTGTGGGATACCACCCGGGAATGCGCTGCCTTGAATTAAGGGAAATCTGAGGCGGGAACCGGGCCCACCAGACGGCGCACCCCCGCCTCGGGTGGGCGGGGGTGCGCGGCGGGTGCTTCTCGCTCAGGTCGGGATGCTGACAGGCTAGCGTGGGGGACGGACGCGGCGCCTACAGGGCTGTAGGGCTACCGGAGCTTGAGCAGCGCCTCTTTGTACCTCAGCGCCTGCGCCTCAGGCAGGTCCCCGTTGATCTGGACCACGATGTTCTTGTGGACGAACACCCACGAGTAGAACAGGGCGCTCTGCTTGCCAAGGTCAATGTACGTGTTTGCCAGCCGCCGACGCTCCGCCGCGTTGGGCACGTCGAAGATCCGCCCCCCGTTGTCCGCGCCCAGCGAGGGAATCAGGAAGCGCACGCCCTTCCCAACGTAGGGCGCGACCCCGTAATCCTGCGGTCCCATCCGCTTCGGCGTCTTCACCTCCAGCTTCGCGGCGGCAAACGCCTTGACCACCTGATCGGTCGTGATCGCCGCGCCGGACGTGAACAGGGCCAGCAGGCCCACCATCAGGAGGTTTCGCATGATGGGCCAGCGTATCTACCCACCTGTGACCGCCCCGTGAGGGTCAGGCTGTGGTCTGCCCGGGCGGGAGCGCCAAGGCCACGCACCGGCAGTTGATGGGCTCCCCCGGGTGGCCGTCCGCAGGCGGCTTGTTCCAGGCGAACACCTTCCCGTTCCGCGCCTTGTGCTCGGGCCTCACTCGGTCGTCCGAGGCGCTGCGCCAGATGTAGTGGGTGCAGCCCGCCTCCTTCTGACTCTCGCGCATGGCGAAGCCCGCGGCGTTGCCCACCTCGTTCCGGGCGATCAGCGTGGCCCGCGAGCGGCTGACGCTGGCGCGGTCCCGGATACGCCGGGTAATCTGGTCGATCCCCTGCCCGCGTTCCAGCCCGTCGCGGATCGCCGCCTGCACCTCCTTCCGCAGTTGAGGCGGCTCGCCCCCCCAGAACTCCCGCATCCGTGCCTCGGCGTGCTGCATGTACCGGAGTTGCAGCGTGGCCGGGACCGTGAAGGCGTCCGTGACGACCTGCGAGGCCGCGAACATCTCGGCCGTGCCGGTGATCCCGCTCTGCACCGCACCGCGCACCGCCTGCGCCAGGTCGTCCGGGGCCTCCCCGAGAATCCCGGCGGCCACGTCCCACGCCTCCATCAGCCGGTCCATGTACCGCGCACGGGCGAGCGGGCTGTCCTCCTCGGTGGCCGCCCGCAGCAGGGCGATCAGCCCCGCGAGGTCGAGGCTGCCGTACAGCCGCACGACCGCCCGGATGGCCTGCGCCTCCAGCACGTTCCCACGTTTCTCCAGGTCCCGCAGGATGCGCTCGATCACCCGGTCGCTCATGCGCCCTCAACCCGGGGCGGGGCCAGGGCGTCCTCCTCCGCGAGTGCCGCGTCGATGTGCGCCTGGGTAATCTGCGAGACGCCCAGCGACTGGAGCCCGGAGAGCCAGGCGGAGCGGGGCAGCCCGGCCTTGAACTCCTCCAGCAGCATCTTGCGTTCGTTCATCACGTCCCGGGTAAAGCGCGGTTCCAGCGTCACCCGGTAGCCGGGCCGCAGCTCCGCCGGTTTCATCGCCGCCCCCAGCTCGTGCGTCTCGGTCAGGGCGTCCCCGATGCTCGCCGCGATGCTCTCGACGGACTCGGTGTACGCCTCGCGCTTCTCCTGGAGGGCGTCCCCGGAGAGGTCGCCCCCGGTGTCGGGCATGTTCATGGCGTCGCGCACGTCGGCCCGCGCCGCGGCCTCCTGGTCCCGGTACTCGGAGAGGACCACCGGGTCGAGGCGCTCGTAGCTGCCGCCGCCGTCGAGCAGCCGCACCACGTTCACCCCCACCTTCTTGAGTTCCTTGAGGAGCGGGTGGTTCGGGTTGTCCTTTGCCAGTTGGAAGAGCTGGTCACTCTTGACCAGGCGTTCCTCGAAGCCGCCGCGCGTGGCGATGAAGGCGAGCAGCACGGCGAACTTCAGGAACCGGCGGAAGGCGGGCACCGCCGTCTGCGCGATCCCCTCGGGGAGCCGGTCCGAGTCGCGGCCCACGATGCGGAAGGCGACGGGCAGCCGGTCCTTCACGGCCTGCGGGTAGGACTCCGGCGTCTTCGCCGCGTACTTGCCCCACTCCTCCAGGCCGGAATACACCTCCAGCAGCCCCGGCGAGTAGCGCCGCACCTCGTACAGGACCTTGTCACCCACCTTGCCCGACGTGATCTGGAGCAGGCCCAGGACCTCGCTCACGTCGCCGGGCTCGTAGATCGGCCACAGGAAGCCCGCCAGGGTCGTCACCCGGAAGCGTCCGTCCGCCGTGACGTGGGGGAAGTAGGCGAACTTCCCGCTCACGAGGGCGTCGGTCGTCGCGTCCTGCACCAGGTCGCGCCCGCGCGAGTTCAGGAACGCACCCGGCGAGACCGCCTCATCCGGCTCGCTGCCCTCGCCCTCCCACTCCCAGTTCAGCTCCCCGCGGGTGAGCGCCCGGACGTACCGGGTCACGCCCTGCTGCAGGAAGTTGGGCACGTCCTTGTTCGCCTTCAACAGGTTGGTGTCCACGCCGGGGAAGAGCTGGGCGATCATCGCCTCGATGCCTCCACCCCCGATGGCCTGCCGGGCGTCGGACTCGGCCTGCCAGATGCTGGCGATCTGGCCCATCTGGTCCTGCACGAGGGCCGTCAGGTTCGGTGCGTCCATGCAGCCCTCCTCATAGGGTGATGATCCCGCCGGTCGGCGTCACGCTCTGCGCGTGCAGCGCCAGGGCCAGCGCCCAGAACTCGTCCGCGTGCCCCTTGTCGGTGGCCGCCGCGTCGTACCGCATGTGGTTGGAAGCCGTGCGCTGCATCCGAACCGCGTGCAGCGCCTCGCGCAGGTCCTCGTCGTCGGGGATGGCGACGCTGCGGTCCTCGAAGGCCCGCTTGAGCGTCACCGCCAGGTCTTCCTTCACGGCCCCGTTGAACTTGATCGCCTCCACCTTGCTGCCGAACGCCTCGCGGGCCTCCTTGCCCATCTGCTCGCCCGGGCCGGTCGCGTCGATGCACACGCGGCGGGCGAGCGGGATCAGGCCGAACACCAGGCCGCGGGCCTCCGCCACGCTGGGCTTCTTCAGGCGGATGATCGCCCGCGTCCAGGTCCGGCCCGCCACACGCTCGACCACGTAGACCACGAAGAGGTGCCGCTCCCACGCGATGTCCACCCCGATGTACACCTCGCCCGTGAGATTGGCGAGGTTGCCGGGGAACTCGACCGTCGCCCCGGCCTGCACGCAGGAGGCGATGAGCTGGTAGGGCAGGAAGACGGTGTCCTCGTCCACCCACTTGAGCATGAACTCCTGCTCCCAGGCCAGCTCATTGTTGATGCTGCGCCGGAGCTGCTCGGGGTCCACATCCAGCCCCTCGCCCACCGCGTCGAGGATGTTGACCTTGTGGGCGGACCACTCCCCGGGTAGGGCCAGCCCGTTCACGTCGTCGTAGGCCCGGTCCCACAGGTCGCGGAACTGGCCCTGGAGCTTGGGTGTGCTCATCACCCGCAGGCGGTAACGCTTGAAGCGGGTGATGATCGGGAAAAGCGAGGTCCAGATTTCCCGGTTCTTGAGCAGGATGTCGAACTCGTCCAGGAAGACGTGCCCGGAGAAGCCGCGGGCGGTGTCCGGGTTGGCCGGGATGAACAGGTGTTGGCTCCCGTTGGGCAGGCTGATCTCCAGCAGCTTGTATTCCTCGCCGCTGTCCGGGGACTGCCAGATGTCCTCGCGCTCCTCAATGTCCTGCGCGGCCAGCCGCAGCGCCGTAAGGTGCATCTTCGCCTTGTCCCGCAGCTCCCGTGCCTGCCGCTCACCGCTGGACATGTATATGAACTTGTCCTTTTGGCGCACGGACATGATCGAGTATTCGAGCGTGCTGGCAAAGCTCTTGCCCGTCTGGCGGCTCCACATGCCGATCTTGAAGCGGCTGCTGTCGTTCACCCACCGCTTCTGATACGGCATGAGGATGCCCTTGCGCTTCAGGGCCTTCGCTTGCGCCGTCTCAGGCGGTTGGGGCAGGTTCAGGGTCATCCGCCGGGGGCTCCTCATCGATCAGGCCGTACACGTCGCGGAGGATGACCTGGAGGGTTTCCTCACTGATGCCCGCGTTGCGGCCCGTGCTGGCGAGCTTCTTGCCCGCTTCCTTGACCTTCTCGCGGCTGAAGGCCACCTCAGTCTTCTTCACCTTCAGCAGCGTCTCAATGGCCCGCACGACGCCGCCGATGGCCCCCTTCTGCGTGAGGTCGAGGTTCGCCCCGTCAAGCGCCCGGATCGCCTTGTTCACCAGCATGTTGAGGAAGGCCGTCTCCATGCCGAGCACCTGGCCGGTCGCCTGCGCGATGGCCTCGACCTGGCGCTGCGCCTCAATGGCCCCGAGCACGTCGGGCATGAGGTGGTCACCCTTGTGGCGGGACAACCCCGCCTTGCTGATCTGGAGGCCGTGCGCGGCGGCCCAGTCGATGATCTCCTCATAGCTGAGGCGCTCGCCCGACTCCTCATCCACCTCTTTCCCCATCAGCCGGAGGTCGATGCCCTGCCGGATGGAGGAGCTGCACACCTTGCACTTCGGGCGCAGCAGGGCGCTGATGTCGTAATCCACTTTGCCCTCCTGACTCACGGGCCGCCCGGGGTCGCTGGCGCCTGGAGCGACCCTCTCTCCTGGTCGATCTGGTGAATCAGCGTCCGGTTCAGGTTGAGGGCGACCAGCGTGCTGATGCTGATGATCAGCGAGACCGCAACCAGCACGGCCAGGATGCTGATGAGCGGAGCCGTCCAGCGCCGCAGGTAGCCCAGCTCTAGCTCCAGCTTCTGGAGCCCCGTCAGGGTGGTGATTTGCAGGGCATCGACCTGATCGGCCACGTCTCTCAACGCCGCGTCCCGCTGCCGCTCATCCACGGCTACCTGCGGGGCGGCAGCGCGATGCCCGGCTCAACCTGCGCCGCCCTGCGGTTCTCGTAGAGGTCAATGCCCTTCTGGGTGAGCTTGACGCAGTCATAGGTGGTGCGGTCATCCATGCCCCACTCCACCTCGACGTACCCGGCCCCCTCCAGCCAGTCCACCGCCCGGGTCAGGTCCTCCCGGGGTGGCATGGCCGCGCGCATGGTGAGGGTCGTTTCGAGCACCGTGCGGCTCAGCGTGCGGTTGTTGGCCGGGTCGGTCAGGCCCTCGTGCCAGGCCATGTAGAGGGTGGAGAGCACCACCCCACGGGTCATGCGGCGGTAGGCGTCGGCGGACGTTCCAGATAGGGCCATAGAGCCTCCATTGGGAGCGCCCCTACTCGGGAGCAGGGGCGCGTTCGGAATCGGGTTTGGGTCGGGGGGGCAGGCGCCGCAGCGCCCCCATCTTGGCGAGCCCGCGCCACAGCGCCGCGAACGCCTCGCGCTCGCCGTCCCGCATCGCCGGGGGGACCGGCTTCCAGAAGCGGCGCCCCTCCTGGTCGGTCTGCTCGACCAGCTCGTCGTGACGCAGCAAGTAGGCCATCACCCGCTCGCGCTCGCCCTCCGTGAGGAAGACCATCCGGGCCAGGCGCAGGCTGCGGTTGTCCACCTCGTACACGCCCAGGATGTTGAGCAGGCTGAGGGGATCGGGGTTGTAGGTTTCCACCGTCCCGACGAGCTGCACCTGGGCGTTCACCCAGTTGCTCGCCCGCATCCGCTGGGCCAGCATCACCGGCCAGTCGCGGCGGGGAGGCGGGGCCACAGCAGCCGGAGGAGGCGCGGGGGCCTCCTCCGGTGCGGGGGGGTCGAGCTTCAGGAGTCGTCGAACAGAGTGGGTTGTGATCTGTTTGCGGGGGCGGACGGGAGGTACTGGCGAAGCTGGGCCGTGTCCATCAGCACCGGGGGGCCGTCCTGCGGGAGGTACGCCTCCAGTGTCTCCCGGCGTTGCCGATACCGCTCGCACGTCGGATTGATGCAAACCCTGTACCTCCTGTAGATGAGCTGCCCGTCCGCGTCCTCGCCCACGCTCTCGGTGCCGGTGGGAAGGACGATGGTGTCCTCCTGGCACACGTCACAGGGCAGTCCGGCCACCGTCAGTGGCCCTCGCGGACGGGTCGGGATGCTGGCAGGCTACCGGATGATTCGAGCGCGTCGTCTACAGGGCTGTAGCCCTCCTGGGCGCTGTCCTGTGCGGTTGCGGCAACCCTACCACGCTCCGCCGAGAGTGTAACCATCCGCATCATCACGGCGACGAGGAGGACGCGCTCCTCGCCCACGGCCCGGGCCACCTGGAAGGGCGTCTCACCGGGGTGCAGGGCCACGCGGAGGCGCACGCGGTCGATCAGGGGGATGGAAGGGTTCTTCTGGATAGCCTCCAGGACGACGGGGAGCCGCCGCATCATCTCGGTCGCCCGCTGCATCGCTGCCGCAAGCCCCTCAAACGCCCGCTTGACGACCTGCGCGAGGGAGACTCCCGGCCGCAGTGACCGCCGCAGCCGACGCTCCGCCCCCTTGCGGCGGGACTGGTAGTAGCGCTGTCCGGCGCGGACGGCGTTGTGGGCGACCTGGTGGTTGCTCACGCCCCCACCCCCCGCGCTTCCAGCAGCGCCCGCGCCTCGGCCTGGGCCTGGGCGACATGCGGGCCAGTGGCAAGGCGGTAGCTGTAGAGCATCCGGCCCCGTCCCGGCCCCACTGCTGCCAGACCGGCGAGCACCAGGGCGTCGAGGATGCTCTCCGCCGCCTGATTGTGCAGTTCCAGCTTCCGCCCGATGGCCGTGGCGCTCTGCCCCTCCTCCGTCAGCGCCAGCAGCACCCGCGCCCGACGGAGGCCGGTGCGCCCGCTCATGTGGGCACCTTCGTCACCCGGATAAACTCCTCCGCGTCGAAGTCGAACCCCAGTTCCTCCAGAATCTCGGCCACCGTGAAACCCAGTCCCTCCAGGCCGCCCCCCTCCAGGGTGGACATCACCACGCCGACCTCCACGTCGTCCCGGCTGGCGTCGGGTTCGTCCACCATGCCTTCCTCCACGAGGGACAACCAGGAACCGAAGCCCTCCGTGAACTTGGGACCATCCACGACCAGATCAATTCGGAGGATTCCTTCGGTGTTCAGGACCAGTTCCACGTTGTCCACGCCGTCCAGGTCTGCCATCAGACGCCGCCTTAGCGTGGCGAAGTCCTCCTTCGAGAGCACGACCTCGCTCTCCTTCTCGCCCGTGTAGATGTTCTCGCCGCTCACACGCACACGGAACTGCGGCCCGGCCATCACAACCCCTCCCACAGCCCGCTCGCCGTCACCCGCTCGGCCACCCCGCCCAGCCGCGCCTGCTCGACCTGCTCCAGCACCGGGCCCGGCAGCAGCGTCAGCCGGTGCAGCCCGTCCCCCCGCGTCATGCGGAGCGTGATGCGCTGGTCGTGCAGGGTGCCGCCCAGCAGGGCCTTCATGTTCAGGTACTGGTCGATCACCTTCAGCATCGACCGCCGGGCCGTCATCGTCACGACCTGGGCGGGTTCGTCCTGCCACAGCAGCAGCGTCAGCTCCTCGGCGCACTCGGGCGGGGTGCCGTCCCGCCCCCAGTCGGCGAAGGGGCAGGGGCAGGGTGGGCCGAACGTGTTGCCGTCCACGCACAGGGGCAGGCGCGGCTGCTCGCCCTCGCTGGGCCAGAGGGTCCGGCCCTCGCGGTAGGCCAGGACGATGCCGCTGATCTCGGGAGCGAACTCGCCGGTCAACGTGTTGGTGAACAGCCCGGCCTCGTAGTCCAGAGCGAGGGTGGGCAGGGTGGGGCGGGTCGTCGCGTCAGTCATCAGCAGGGTCTCCGTGGTAGTGGCGGCGGTCGTCGGCGCGGCGGTGGAAGCGCCCGGTGTTCTCCAGGGCGCCCCAGCGGGGGCGCTGGCGGGTGAGGTGCCAGTAGTGGCAGAAGGGGCAGAGGTAGGCGCGGAAGGCGCCCTGGCGGCCCGCGTGGCGGTAACGGTGGTCGCGCACCCACGCGCGAGCCCCGTTGCGGCCCTGGAAGCTGATCTTGCCCGTCTCCGGGCACTTGGGGGCGGGCACGTCACGCCACCTCCTCCACGTCGGCCACGTCGCTGTCGGCCAGGAACGCCCGCATCTCCCCGTAGCACTCGGGGCAGAGGGCGTCCCCGGCCTCGTCGTGCCGGGCGCAGCCAGTACAGATCGTCCGCAGGCAGACGTAGCAGGTCTCCATGACCTCGGCGACGGGCTCACCGCAGCAGGCGCAGGTATCGACGTGGGACAGGTCCCAGGGCATCAGCGGCCCCCTCTCCGCTCGGCATCGAGCCTCTTCTCGCAGTGCTTGCAGGGGTTCGCCTTCGTGGCGTGATTCCACTCCGGCTCCGCCACCAGCGTCAGCGCCTCCCCGTTGGCGCTCAGGCCGCAGAGGGTGGTGCGGCCCCGGACGTAGTGGGGGGCGCCGTAAGCCCACAGGCGGCCCCAGCCCTCGCGCACGGGGCGTCATGCCTGTTCCCCTTTCAGGAGCGCGATGACCTCCGCCAGCGTGTTCCGCCGGACCATCAGCGCCGCCTCCCCCCAGGCCCACATGATCTCCAGCGGCAGCTCTGACCAGAGGGGCATCGGTGCCCCCGTGTGCGTCACGCCCTTCCGGTTCCGGTAGTAGCCCTCGTAGGCGATCTGGCCGATATCTTTAGCGTCGCTGCTCATCCCAAGCCTCCTGTGACTGGGGCAGGCTCGCCCACAGGTCGATGCGTCCGGCGCGGTACAGGGCGACGAGGTGTGTCAACGCCTCGCCCACGGTCAGGTCGCCTTTGCCGACCAGGCGCAGCATCACCTTGCGGGCCATCGCCGGGGCGCAGTTCAGCGTGACGCTCATGCCCGTGGAGCCCCAGCCGCGCCCCGGCTCCGCGCGCATCACGTCCAGCACCCGTTCACTGCGGTTCACGGCTGGCCTCCTCGGGGAGCAGGGCCAGCAGCCCGGCCCAGGTCTCGTCGTCGTAGGTGTCGAGCTGGCTGGCGCGGGTCTCGATGCGGGCGCCGGGGCGCTCGCGTTTGTAGAGCCGGGCGTAGAGCGGGGTGAGCACGTTGTTGACCTGGAACTGGTCTCCCTCGGCCCTCAGCCCGGAGTGGTAGCGGATGACGTGGCACACCATGTCGGCCGAGACGCGGCGGCGGGGATCGGTGAGGCGGTAGGTGTCGGCCAGGCGCCGGAACTCGGCGTACATGCCGGGGTGGGTGGACAGGTGCCAGCGGTAGTAGCCCAGCGGGTCCACGGCGAAGTCGGGGGCCGTGCGGGTGGGTTCCAGGGCGGTCACGTGGGCACCTCCTCCGGGGCCGGGATGTCCGGCTCCACGGTCTGGGTCGGGGCGGGCTGCCGGGGCGCCGAGCCGCTGACGGCCATGCGGCCCCAGCTCGCCCCGCCGTTGCGGCTGTACTGGTGCTGACGGTTCCAGTGCCCCTCCCCGACGATCCGCAGGTCGGTGACACCGTTGGCGACGATCCAGGCGGCGACGGGGGCGAGGGTGCGGCGGCCGTCCTCGTCACGCACGAGCGGGGAGAGGATCAGGTGGACCGAGCTGAAGTTCACGGCGGGGAAGCTGACCTTGCGGACCTCGAAGGTTCCCAGCGCCACGTCGCGGGTGTACTTCCGCATCCAGGCGACACTGATGGCGGCGAGGTCGCACCCGACAGCCTCGTAGGCGGGGATGGCCTCCAGCAAGTCCTGGGCGGTGGCCTGGGCGTAGACGATCACGGCTCCACCCCCTCGCACTGGCAGTTCTCCCAGTCGAAGCCGCAGCCGTGGCAGTAGTCAGCATCGTCCTCGTCGTCACCGAACAGGTCGCCCACGTCGGCGTACTCGGGATTCAGGCAGCCGGTGCCGTGGTTGCAATAACCGAAGTCACGGCTCTCGCTGAAGTCCACGCCACAGGCTTTGCAGAGGTAGGGGTTGCGCTCCTCCCCGTCGTCCTCCAGGTCGTCCCCGACCTCGTCCTCGTCATCCAGGCAGCCACAAGAAATGAGCTGCCCCTTGCACCGTGGGCACCGCTCCCAGTCGCAGCCCGGGTGATGATGACTACCCAGTGGAACGGCGCAGTCGTGGCAATCCTCCGTGCCATTGCCCGAGACGACGCCCTCCTGTCCATAGGGAATGGCAGGCAGCGAGACACCGTCCGGGTAGTCCACGACCGCGTTGCCAGTGCAACCCACGTGGGCCGTCATCTCCTGGTCGCACCAGCGGCACACGGCCACTAGGCCACCCCCCGCACCTGCGCCCGCGCCCGCACGCTCCGGCCCGCCACGCGGCGGTCCCACACGCCCTCCCCGTGCAGCCGCAGCTCGATCTCGCGCACCTGCGCCAGCTCCAGCAGCACCCGCGCCTCCCAGTGCTCGCCGCAATCCCAGCGGTGCCGGGCGCAGTCGCGCAGTTGCTCGGGCGTGCGGGTCCAGTTCAGCTCGCGGCTGACCAGGCTGTGGCGAACCGCCAGCAGGTCGCCGTCGCGCCAGCCCGCGCCCACGGCGGGGGCGGGGATGCGCTTCCTGGCCTGGAGGGCGGCGTCGATCAGGAAGCAGCCGAGGGCGAGCACGAACAGGGTGAGGATGATCGAGAGCATCAGCGGACCTCCTGGACGGGGTGGGCGGGCATGGCGAGCAGGGTGGCGACGACCTGGACGGGATCGGAACCGGAGGCGATGGGCAGGGTGTCGGTGGACAGGCCCTCGGGCCAGGGGCCGCCCAGGGGGTGGGCGACCCACACGCCGTCAGCCGGATCGCGGAACAGCACGATCTCCACGGCGGTGTCGGCGGGCGTGGCTTGGATGACCCCCTTGACGCTGCCGGAGTACTCGCTCAGCGCCTCGGTGAGGGCGTGACCGAGTTCGGTGAATCGGGTCACGCCAGCCATCCCTTCCCGACCATCGCCACCAGGTCCTTGTCCTTGACCAGCTCCTCCAGCTTCCCGACGATGTGCAGTCCCGCCTGCACCCGCAGCGCCTCCCGTGTGCGCCGCAGCAGGTCGCGCTGGGCCTCCTGGGCGCGGATCATGCCGCCCAGGGCTTCGAGGCGCTCGACCAGGGCGGCGTGCTTGGGATCGTCTTCGAGGGCGATGGTGAGGGCGGCGGCGCGGTCCTCGGCGTTGGAGTAGCCGCCCTCCTTCGAGATGCGGATACGGTGGCGGGCCTTACTCGCCTCGACCTCGCGCTCCTTCTTCTTCTTGTCGGACTTCAGGCCGTTGAGCGTGCGATCCAGCCCATGAATCTGCTCGGGCAGGTCGAGGAGCTGGCGGAGCTGGTCGGCGGTCGGCTTCATTCCTGTACCTCCGGGGCGGGGGCGAGGGCGAGGAGTTCGGACAACTCGGCGTGCAGGGCGCGGAGATCGGAGAGGTCACCGGGCAGGTAGGTGTGGGCGGTGCGCGTCCCGCCCCGGTGGGGGTCGAGCCGCAGGACGCCGCTCGTGAGCAGGGAGCGCAGGACGTTGGTGCTCGCGCCGCTGACGCCGAGGTACGGGTATTCCCGCGCCACCTCCAGCGGCGTCACCCGGCCCTGCTCCAGCGCCCGGCGCAGCGCCCAGCGGCGGACGGGGTGCAGGAGCAGGGTGCAGGCGCGGCCCTGCGGGGTCGTGGTGTCGCCGCTGCGGCCACTGAGCTGGCGGTCGGCGGGCGGTTGGGGGAGGTTGCGGGCGAGCATGTCAGTTCGCCTCCAGGTCGTTCACGCCCACGTCACCCAGCTCGTAGCCGGGCACCGGCTCGACCAGCACCCAGCGCTGGAGCTGCCCGTAGTTGCCGCCGCCCTCCGGCGTCCGCACGCGGGCGCGGGACTCGATCACCCGGACGGCGCTGATCTCGCCCAGCCCCTGGCCCGCACGCCCGCCCTCGATCTCCAGCAGGTCGCCGGGCCGGGCGCTTGCCAGGTCGAAGTCGAGGACCGTGAAGCCCCGGTCGGGCCAGCCGCCGCCGTCCTCGGCCAGGCACAGGAGGGTGGCCGCGCTGCGGGCCCGAACCACCACGAAGGTCTTGCCGTCCGGCATCCGCACCTCGCTGAACTTGCGGCTGTTGCTGCCCAGGCCGCTGGGCCGCCGCCGGGTCACAGGACCACCTCGGCCGCCGCCCGCACGTGCTCGGGGGTCAGTTCGGCACGGGTCATGCCCCGGTGGTGGGCGAGCGCCGCGTCGAGGTGGCTGAGCATCGCGGCCGCGCGGCGCATCACGCCCTCGGCCACCCCATGCACGGCGTCGAGCACCGGGTCCGGGTAGCCGTCCGGGCGGTAGACGCGGCGGAACTCCTCGGCGGTGATGGGCTCGACCTCCACCCGCACCCACACGCGGGAGGAGATGTCGCTGTGCCGCCGCACCACGTTCTCCAGCCAGGGCGAGCCGATCAGGATGACGGTGACCCCGGCCCGGTCGGCGATGTACTTGAGCTGGTCGAGCGCCTCGTACTTCAGGCGCTGCGCCTCGTCCAGCAGGATCGGGCGGGGGTGCTGGCGCAAGAAGTCCACCAGCACCTCCGTCCGCAGCCGGTAGCCCTCGCCCACGCTGATCCCCAGGCGGCGGCACAGGTCCGCGACCACGTCCTTGGCGCGGTACTGGGGCGGGACCTCGTAGTACAGGCCGCCCTGTCCCTCCGCGAAAAGTTTCGCCGCCGTGCTCTTGCCGCCGCCGTGCGTGCCCACGACGAGCATCAGCGGCGAGCCCGACTCGACCGCGTACTTCATGCGGGCCAGCGTGTGCTTCAGGCCCTTCGTGAGCTTGGGCCGGGGGGGCAGCGGGGCGTCCGGGTTGCCCGACAGGTCGAGGGGCAGGTCGAGCGTCGTGCCGTCCAGGATCAGGCGCACGAGTTCCCGGGGGGGCACGGCGGTGGGCGTCGGCAGGGGAATGGTTTTGGGCTTGGGTTGCGTCATGCGGATTACCTCCTGAGCCACTCACTCAGCTCGTCCAGGTCGTCGGGCACGTCGTCCCCGTTCATGGGGGCCATAAAGGCGCGGGCTTCGGCGCTGGGCACCGGGAGGGGGGCGGGGTTCACGGCGTCCAGCCGCGCGCGGGCGGCGGGCAGCACGGGACGCACGACCTGCTCGGGCAGGGCGGCGGCGAGCGATCCGGCGACAGTGACGGCCGGGTCGAAGAGGTCTTTGCGCAGCGCGTCCACCTGGGCGAGCTGCTCGGCGGCGGCGAGGCGGTTGGCGCGGCGCTGGGCGGCGGCCTCCACCGAGTCTGCGACGGTGGGGGCGGGGACGAGGCTCCCGATCACCTGGAAGCGGCCCTGCCGGTCCCTCCACGCCACCGAGCGGCTGGCCTCGCCCAGGGCGAAGGGCTCGCGCAGGGTGAGCACGGTCTGCCCCCGGTACTGGGCCAGACGCCCGTTCGGCGTGGTCCACAGGGTTTTCCCCAGCATCACGGTCCCGTCCGGCCGCACGACGCGCTCCTCCCAACGGGCAAACAGCAGTTGCAGTTCGTGGGGGTCGAAGTCGATCAGCGTGGAGGCGGGCGCGGTCCCGGTGAAGTGCTGGGTGCGGGTCAGGCCATGCACGACCGTCTCGTGGTAGTCCACGATCAACCACTTCAGGACCGTCTCCTGGTACTCGGAAAGAGTCATCAGGCGGTCGCGCGCCCCCACCAGCCGCCCGCCCTCGGCCCACTTCAAGGTGTTGCGGTAGAGCCGCCGCAGCTCCTCGTTGGAGCGGTCCTTCGCGTTCTCGCCGCAGTACCCGATGAGGCCGCGCTCCAACCCGTGCAAGGTGCCGAAGAAGCGTTCCACCTTGCCGCGCGTGTGGCTCACCCGGGGCCGCGAGTGGATGATCTCCATGCCCAGGCCGCCCACGATGCGGTGGAAGTGCTCGGACTTGTAGGTTTTGCCGTTGTCGATGTAGAGCCGCCGGGCGACGCCGAACATCGGCCAGCGCTCGGCGAGCGGGCCCTGCTTGCGCACCAGGGCGCGGGCGAGCACGAGGTCGGCCTGCTCCTGGTCCTCGCGGCGGCTGAAGGCGATGCCCATGATGCAGCCGGAATAAACGTCGATCACGACCTGCACGCGCGGGCGGTAGATCGTCCCGGCCTCGGGGTCGTAGACCATCACGTCGCAGCGGGTCATGTCCATCTGCCACAGGTCGTTCGCATGGGCGGCGAGCACCTGCCCCGTGTAGGTCCGCAGGTATTCCTTGCGCCGGTCGGCGTCCGCGAAGAGCAGCCGCAGGGTGGGATGGTCGAGCATCTCCTGCTTGATGGCCTGCACCGTGGCGGCCGAGATGGGGATGACCCGCCCGTTCCGGCGCGGCACGTGGGCGAGGTCGGGCACGGCCCGCAGCACGGTGCGGTGGATCAGCCGCACGGGCGCGGTGGGCGGGTTGCTCACCAGGGCCGCGCGCACGACCTGCACGAGTTCCGGCGGGAGCCGGTGGCCGCCCTTGTCGGCGCGGGGGGCAGTCCCCATCACGCGCGAGAGTTCACCCAGGCCGCCACGCTCAAACGCCTCGGCCCAGCGACGCACCGTGCGGGCAGTCACGCCCTTCTCCCCGGCGAGGCGCTGGGTCGCGGCGCTGCGGCCCGCCGTACCCTTCCGCTCCCGCAGGATCGGGAGGAGTTCGGCGTGCAGGCTGTTGGCCGCGTCGAGGTCACCCAGGGTGATCGGGGCTGTGGGCTCCGGGGTGGCCGGGAGGAGGTCGAGGGCCTGGGCTGTCGGTGGGAGGGGGGCTGCGACCGACACCAAATCTGTCGGTCGCAGCTTGGACACAGAATTTACGGCAGACGGTAGTTTCTCGCGCTGAGACGAAGACGAGGGGCTGTGTCGGTCACAGGTTGGCGTGTCGGTCTGAGGTGTCGGTGACAGGGGGCTGCGACCGACACGCGCCGCGAGTTCGGCCGTGAGCGCCCAGCCAAGAGATGACGGGTCGATGTACTTCACCCGCTTGCCCCCACCGCCCCCCTCACGGCGTTCGGTGACCACCTCGGCGTACACGAGTTCACCCCGCTCGCGGAGCCTGCGTTCGATGGTACGGGTGCTCACGGTAAAGGCGGTGGCACACTCGGCCACACTCAGGAGCCATGCCTTTCGCTGCCTGCTGAAAATGGGACTCAT